CTGAAGATGAGAATTCAGTATCTGGAATCAGTCCCAAGCTGCTTAGATCATTCATAACATCAGAGACTGACGGCTTGGATTACATTCTCTCAGCTGATTTCATAGATGATGAAGTAATGTTTAATGTTTCTCTTGCGTCAATAAAATCAAAAATGTATAGTGGGAGCCTGAGCTATATGATGGGTGCAACAATTGCAAACTCTGAAACATCAGATGCAGTCTTGGATAATGTGTATCACAAATTGTCTTTTGGACCAATTGAAGCATGCACAATGAAGGGGAGTATGGATAAAGGCCCGTCGGTTGAAACAGGACAGGGAATCAGAGCAGCATCCACAATCCTTGAGGAGATCATAAGGGGTTACAATCAAGATCCTAAAACAGTGAATAAATCGGTCCTTGGAGCTGCAAACTTATTTGATAGGATGGCACTTGATACAAAATCATTCTCAATTTTTATGTTTGTCCTTGTACAATTCTGTCTGATTGTTGATCCATATAGGTACAGGATAACAGATAAAGATCAGAAAGGCCATAGAGAAATCAGTGTGCTTAATGCAGTGTTTAGGATGGGAGGATTATTTGTGGAAACTATATCTAGAGAATTATCCAATGTTGTCGGGGACACAGACATTGTTCACAAACCCAATAAGGATAAAATAATAGAGGACTCTGTGAAAGAAGCATTCAACGAAGCATCACAAAAGGCAGGGTCAAGCTGTTTTGATAATTCAGATCAAAAGAGATGGGGACCAAATCACAACATGAATTTCTTTTCATACATGTTGACACCTATGTTAAGGAAAGAACCTGGGTTAATGAGATTAATCATCAAAGTATTTGATAAAGTGTTTGATAAAAGGGCTAAGTTTCCAGAACCATTAATAAATCTCATAATGACAAAGAAAGTCAGGAAAACAAACTCAGAACCAATCCAAAAGTTTATTGACAGGTGTGCACCAAAGATGGACAATAAGATATTTGAAACAATACTACCAATGGGAATGTGCCAGGGAATCTTTCATGATACTTCATCTGTGGTGCATGCCATGAAAGCAAAGGCTTCAATTGCAATTGTGAATGACATAATGCCCAATGTTCGATATTCAGCATTGACAACCTCAGATGATGCAGAAGGTATAATAAAAATGCCTGGGGGAACAGATGTGATTGAGGCTGTCAAAATCATTCATTGTGTCGGACTGAGAGTGGGAAATCTTTTTAATATTGTAAGGAGTAACCCAAAATCAGCTTTTAACTTTCACATTGCTGAATTGAATTCAATTTTCTTCAAAAAAGGGAAAATGGCAACACCTAGCTTGAAGCAAAGGATATCCAAACTGGATGTCGGGAATGGTGTGAATCATGTAGAGGACTTCTTGTCTATAATGTCTTCATCTGCTAATTACTTAGCCTCTGGTGGGTCATACATGGGTACATATATAATAACAATAATGAATTTTGTTATGCACACAGAACAGTGGTTGAGATGGGATTTTGCAAAGTCAGACAATTATTACAAGCCTGTCGAAATGGGAGGGTTTCCGGTTATTGAACCCATTAGTACACTATTATCCGGTGGCATTTCAAATCTGTATATGAGATCATCACACATTTTGTCTCCTGAAAAGTATTCGAGATTGATAACAAATACACTATTGTGTCCACCTGAAAGAATTGCACTCTCTGACTTTGCAAGATCTGGATCAGATAAGGCTAAGGCATCTTATGCCACAGACGATCTGACTGTGTTTAAAGGAACTGGTCCTTTTGGCTTATTCCAAACAGTAAGGACAGACAGAAAACTTTCAGTATTTGAAAGGAGACATGGCATCTCTAAGTGGATAATACCTGAAGATTTTGCGAACATTGATAGGAAATCATCAATAGGACCCGATTTTCTATTTACTATATTTAGGAACACCAGTGTGAACACACTAGACACTAGTCTTGGGGTTAATAGTTTCTATATTAGGATGGCAGAGCCTTGGGTATCGTATGACAGGAATTGTTTCATTGTGTCAAAGAACTCTCCAATGGCACCGACACTGGGTGGTGAAGGGGCAAGGATATCACATAGGCAAGTAAGAGATAGATTCATGGCATTTTCGCTTCCTGCTGCCTCAGCAGAGTTAGAAATAGCATTCAGAAGGTGCATTAGACATGCTGAGTTTGAAGTAATGGAAACACAATTGACAGTGAGACTCACTGATGCCAAGTCACTCATGGAGTATTTGAAAGAGCAAGAAGCAGAGAGTTTCAGGTCGTCAGTGACATCACCATCCATTCAGACTGTTACACTCAGAGGTCAAAGCGCTAGTGATTCAGATGCCTATTTCCTATCAATAATAAAAGCCATGTCTGGAGTTAGAAGCAAAAGACTTATCAATGAATTTAGGAGATCCCAAGTTGCTTATGATTCAATTACCATTCCAGAACCAAGAGAACCTGTGAATCTACTAGACACAATAGTATTTGCTGACAATGCAGTTTCACTATACAATAAATTTGTGAGAAGAGATACCAAAATGATTATCCCCAACAACGTCGATGACATGAGGCAACTCTGTTTGGATATCCTTAAGAATAAATTTACAGAAAAGATGGGACTAATAACAACTGGAACACTTGAAATGAGTGAAGAGAGGTCAAAACCGTATGCATACACCAAGTGGTATCAGGAACTGTTGAGGTTATCTGAAATCAGAGAGAAACACATTGCCATGAGTGTACTTGCTGGGAAAGAGGACAATCTTGCTTTAGTGGGCATATCAACACCGAGAGGGCTCATAACTAGTAGGGACATGTTTGAGATAGGTGATAGCAGACTCCCAGAGAAAACAGTATTAATATCAAGTAACAATAAGGGGAGTTTTGTTAATACAATTAGGAATTGGCTTGCAGCAAAAGTGAAATTTTCGATGGATAGAGATACAATAAATAGCTTTATTAAAGGGCGACTCACTTTTGCACATGATTACTTCATAGAAAAGAATGTCTTCATGAGAAACCCAAAACATCAGTATCTGAAAGTTAGTTGTAAATCATCCCCATCTACACATTTCATTAAGACAATCATGTCAAATGACAGAGGTAGGTTAACAACTTCATACGAGCACACTTTTGT